TTTGAAACTCTTTGTCGAAAACTTTTATGTTTACCACGACTCAGTATCCTTTTCGAAGGTCGGCTCGAGACCGTTCTCGGCAGCGTAGCTTCGGACAGCGGATCCAGAGTTTGCAAAGGTGGCATCTGGTAGGAGCATGGATTTGTTTTGGAGCTTTTCGATCAGACCCATCACTTCATCTTTGATGATTTTGCTTTCTGGGTCGCCTTGGTCTGGCGTCTTGCCTCCAGTTTTAACTTCCATGATCGCGACGATTCGCGACTTCACGAGTTTGATCAGGAGCATTTTGCAGATCGAGAGTGCCATCGTTCCGGTGATCGGAACGGTATAGACGGGCTTGAGTAAACCGTTTAGGACCGCTTCCTCTTCGACGAGAAAGCGGCCCACATCTGTATCGGTAACTGCGGTTGTAGCAGAGAAGGTGACGTCTTTAAACTCTCCTTCGACTGCCGTTTGATCGGCATACGCCATTCGTTACGCAGGATCCTTTTTATCCTTTTTCGATTTCTTTTTCGGAGCCGATTCCTCTTGGGATTCAGGTTCCGATTCTTCTCCCGATGGAATTTCTTCCTCGGACTCTTCAGACTTTCCAGCCTTTTTAAGGCATCCAGAAACGATCAACTTCGCGAGTTGTTTCTCGTCGATGTCGTGCTCGGAAGGGTCGATGACCTTTCCTTTTTTGATGTCCTTGTTGTTGTGATTGATGTTCAGGAGTACGTCGTACTTGCTCATGGTTGGCACCTGTAGTTCTGCATGAAGTAAAGAACGAAGTCGTTCGATCCGTTCATGGTTCCGTTGAAGTCGGCTGTGTTTTTTTCCACCTCATCCACATCGACCACCATAGTCGGCGCGGTTGCCTCCTTAGACCCGTTCAGGGTTGAAAAGAAAATGTCTCCAGCATTAGCCATACATCGACTCACGCCGATCTTTTCACCGTAACCGATACTCCAAGAAGCGTCGTAAGGCGAGTCTTCGCAAGAAGCTGCCCAGGCCACCGAGGTGACCGACTTGAAAGCTTTTGTTCCAGTGGTTGCTGTCGATGCGTTATCCAAGAAGGCGAATGCCTCAGTGATTGTCGCGCCGAGATAATTTTTTCCGGTCACCGTAACCGTGCAAGCTGCGACCGAAGCCGTTGTGCTGCCAGGGGTGATGACGAGGTTTCGAGGAACATCAGGCTGCGCTACGAAGGTCGAAACCGTCGCTGCTGCTGCAGATGTTGGCCCAACACTTCCGCTCAAAACGTCCGCAGTCCCTGCCGCAGCAGGATCTGTTACGGTCATTTTTTCGACCATCTGTTGGGTAGGAAGTTTGATGTCGCTTGAAAATTTTTCTGTTCGAGCGAAGAGATCGCCGGAGGCCAAAGCCATCAGAGCGATCAAAAAGTAATAGGTGGGTTTAGTCATGGCTTTCTCCTGTTTTCACCTCTACCTGAGCCCAGGAATCACTCTGGGCTCAGGCATCGGTGGTATGGGACGGGGTGGACTCAAAATCCACTGTCCAATTGGTTTAGGCGATCGCGTCCTTGATCAGGTAGAGAGCGCCAGTGTTCGAGAGCAAGAAGTCGTATTCATCAACGCAGAGGATCGCTGTCGCGCCATCTGGGTTGTTGACCGGCCACTTCGTGATCTTCCGAGGCTTCTCGCCTTGGTATCCCACGCGGTAACCTGCGCTGACCTGACGAACTTGTGGGCTCTCAGGGCAAACGCCGAACCAAATATGCTTGCCCCAAATTGCAGCAAGGACATCGGTCTGACCTTCTTTTGCGGAGTTGTAGTCGGCTTCAGCGATCAAGACACGCTTGACGTTGAGAGCTTTCGCCAATTCCTGGTTGTTCAATCCGCCTGGGCGGGATTCCTTGAATCCGAGGAAGTCGAGGATCGCTGGGTGGTATCGGAGATACTCAGCAACGCGGGAGTCCATCCACGCGGTGTCTGGGAATCGACCGCAACCGTCTTTCACTGCATTTCGTGCAGTGATGAAACGCTTGACCGGATCGGAGTTGTCGTAATCGCTGAATTGCGAACCTGCGGACAGGGTCACGTTCTGCGATACGGTTCCGGTGTCGGCCAATGCCTGAGCGAGAATGTATTCTTTCTCGGTCCAGAGCATCGAAGCCAATCCGAGAGCTTCGTCAGCTTCGGCATCGTAAGGCTTCTGCACGTTGCGATAGTCATCTTTCGTGACCATCCCTTCGAGACCGTGACCTTCGATATCGTAACCGGTGTTCGAGCGAGTGATCGCTTCCACACGACGGTACTTACCGCGGCCACCGATATACGAAGTCTCGATACGAATATGCGAGAGTCCGTATTTCGCAAGCTTTCCGGTTTTCTCTTTCACCGGAACGAAAGGGAAAATTTGCTCCGAGATGTAGCCTTCTGGCTGCAACATGGAGCTGACGTTCGTCAGTAACTGATCTTGTATTGCACGTAACTGGCTCATATTTTCCTTTCCTTATTGCGATGCGTGAGCAGTCGCGTAGTAAACTTCAATAGCGACGAGGTCGCCAGACACACCCGATTCAACCGCACGAGCGATGACTTGGTCACCTTCTGCGTTAGGCTTAACGAGAGTTCCATCGGTGTGAGACACGAGGTCTTCACCAGCTGAAACGGTTTCACCAAGGAGGCCTTTTGCGCCGCCGCCTTGGAGTGCAACTTCAGCGGTTTCACCCGATGCCGTTACTTCATTTTGAATGACGCCGATACAACGGTCGGTGTTTGCTGCGCCGATCCGAACGTGTCCGTTCAGATAACCGCTCCCGACTTTGACTGCCTTACCTTTCGCGATCGATCCGTCCGCGATGAAGGCATAGATTTTTGGTTCGCTGCTTTGTGACATAGATTCCTCCAGTTCCTTTCAGGCCGTTATTTAACGGTGTTTTGCTCGTGGTACTTTTTAGAAAGCTCAGCGTTGGAATCCAACACTGCGGATACCGCTTTATCGAACGGCATTCCTTTATCTTTCACCATTTTTTCGGCGAGAGAAACGACCTGATCGGTCACGCTCTCGTCTCCAGAGCCAGCACCCGCTCCTGCGCCTGAACCACCGTGCCCCGAACCGGAGTTCAAAGGTTTAGCGTTTTCAGCGAACTTGACCATGTCGCCAGAGATGAAGTGATCGCGCTGCGCTTCGCAGGCTTTTCCTTCGGCGAGCATTTTGTTGAATGCGTTTGTTTTCTCAGCGAGCTTCTTGTCGGCGTCTGCTTTCGCGGTCACATCGACGAGCTGCTTCTTAGCTTCGGAAAGCTCTTTTTTCACGCCTTCCATCTCGGTTTTAACCGCAGACATTTGCTCTTGGTTACCCTGAAGCTCTTTGATCTTCGCTTCAAGTTCCGCGATTTTGGCCTTGTATTGTTCTTCGTTCATTGCAGTTTCTCCCTCGGATAAAGTGACCGGATTCATCCCTTTGACGAACGGTCTGTTGGTGAGTCCGGCACCGAACAGAGTCGGACCAAACTTTTTCCCGCCCTCGTTGTGGCGGTAATCGAAATCGAATTCCACAGAGACGTATCTGAGCTCTCGATCGGAAACAATCTTTTCTCCGCGTGGAGTCCATTCGACTTCAGCGAAGAGAGCGTCGCCTTGTACTTCAACGGACTTGATCCAAGCCGCTGCGACCTTGTCATTCTCGTGAAAGTAATCAATCGGGAGTTGTTTGTCGGGATATCCCCGAGCGTTATCGTCGAAGTTTTTCTTGAAGGACTCGAGGAGCTTCGGAGTGATCGCGAGCTTCTTCCCGTTCTCCTGAATAAATTCACCGCACTTCAGGAGTTGAATCCTTTGAGGCGCGGCGGTCTTACCATCGGTTTCGGACAGCTTCAGGGAAATGAACATTCAGTTACCCATTCTGAGGAGCTTGTTTTGTTTCGTCAAGCATTGCATCACCGGCTTTTTCTGCCGACTCGCAAGTCTTACAAGTGTGCTCCGCGAATTGTATCGACGCCTCGAGAGATTTACTTGAGGGTTTCAGCTTCTCAATCTCACGATTTTTTAGGTTCCCGTTCAGGATTGGACGGATGTAAGACTTGCAGTTCCAGTGCAGCGGAGGAGTGTATCGGAACATATCTGGGTCGTCCTTCGCAAAAATAGTTCCTGCGAGATCCTGGCAAATCTCCGATACAGGGTCACCGTTCACGAATTCAAAAGCTTCAATCTGTTCAAGGACTTCGGTATCGAAAAAGAAAGCGTCTCGAGCGTCAGCGATGATCGTGGCAGCAGTAATTTCAGCACCTGATTGAACCGCAGTTCCATCCAACCAACCGACTGCTGAGTCGCGAAGGTCGGCTTCGATCTGGTCGTCGGAGTCGGTGGTGTCTTCGTTCGAAGCGTAGGCAAACTCAATTACCTTTTGAAGATCGCCTAGTTGCTTGCCAACCAAGAGGTTCATTCGAGTCTTCAGTTTCTTTTGCAATGCGATAGGAAGGCTCTCAAACAACACGTCCGAGAGTTCGACCTTCTTCGCCTTCGGAACTTCCTTCCGTGCCTCGTCCAAACCGTCCTGCGCAAGAGC